TGCTTCTTTGATTGGTAATGATGCTGACAGATTAATAAGACTTAGAGAGACTGCAAAAGAAGAAGCTAGAATAAGAGAGGAGCAACTAAGAGATGATTTAGCTAGAACTAAATTAGGTACTCAAGCCCAAGTAGATGCTCAAAATGCTTTATTTGATTTTCAACAAGAGAATGGTAACAAGCAAAAGCAATTAGACAGAGATATTCAAGAAGCTAAATTAGCAACTATCTCAGGTGCATTAGGTGGAATTGCTAAATTAGTTGGAGAGAGTTCTAAGTTTGGAAAAGGTATTGCTATTGCTCAAGCTATTATAGATACTTATGCAGGAGCCAACAAAGCATTAGCACAAGGAGGTATTTTTGGAGGTATAGCTGCAGCAGGAATTATTGCTAGTGGTATTGCAAATGTAAAAGCTATAGCTGCTACAGAAGCACCTGAATCTCCATTCCCAAGTGGATCATCTGCAGGAGTATCTGCCCCTGCTCCAAACCCTGCACAATTTAACATAGTAGGACAATCAGGAACAAACCAATTAGCTGAAACTATAGCAACTCAAAACAGAGAGCCTGTTAAAGCATATGTTGTAGCAGCAGACATAACAACTGCACAAAGTATGGAGAGAAACATCATAAGTAGTGCATCTATTTAAAATACAAAATTTAAAATTTAATTCGTTATATAAATATGAAAATAGTAGAACTTATTTTAGATGAGGATCAAGAGTTAGCAGGAATAGAGGCTATCTCAGTAGTAGAGAGTCCTGCAATAGAGGAGGATTTTGTTGCTTTAAAAGCTGAGGAGATTAAACTTGCTGAAATAAATAAAGAGAAACGCATCTTAATGGGTGCTTTATTAATACCTAATAAGCCTATATACAGAAGAAATGGTGAAGATGAGTACTATATATATTTCTCAAAAGATACTGTCTTAAAAGCCTCTCAAAAGTACTTAATGGCAGGTAATCAAAACAACTCTACTATGGAGCATCAATATGCTTTAGAGGGATTGTCATTAGTAGAATCTTGGATCATTGAGGATGAGGTTCACGATAAGTCAAGAAAGTATGATATGAATTTACCTATAGGTACTTGGATGGGTGCAGTTAAGGTGAACAATGATGATGTTTGGGATAACTATGTAAAAACAGGAAAGGTAAAAGGCTTTTCTATAGAGGGATATTTTGCGGACAAGATGGAGAGACCTCAGGATTCTGTAGGTATGTCAAAAGAGGAGCAAGAGGCTACTGAAACTATTGAAAAGCTAAAATCATTATTTAATGACTAAGAACACTTCATACAAAGTACAAGTAGATGTAGATACAGATGCAATCAGGAATCAATATAACATTGAGGAGGGAGCGTATGTTACTACTGAATCAGGAGTATGGACTGTCTATAATGGAGAGTGGGTTAAACTATACCCTCAAGCAGGAGTAGGAACAGGATTAGGATGGACTAGATACGATGATGATCAATATACCTCAGATAGTAAATTAAGTCTTGCAGATAGTGTAGAAATAACTTTACCTAACAATGCAGCAAATACTTACAGAAGCTACCCAAGTATTGATTATTATAATGGAACTACAAAAAGAGTCTTAGCTGATAACTTAAATGATGTTTATATATTGACTATTGCTTTTAAATGTAGTGCTGAAAATGCTAATCAGACATATATTAGATTACAGTTAGATGCAGAGAATGGTACACCATATGAGAGAGTAGGAGTAGATATATCGTTTCCTAAAGGTAATGACGTTGCTCACGAGTTCCACCAAGTATTCCAATATTATGCAGATCAAAACTTTGTAGATAATGGGTCGTTTGTGAAAATTACACCTACAGGAGGTACTGCTAAGATATGGGACATAATATACTTTATACAAAAAACACAAAGCTATGCTTAAAGATAAAATACCAAGCTATACAAGTCCTAAGGGAAGCTCTAGAGGATGTTTATGTAAAGATGAGAACACCTACTCTAGAAAGTGTTGTGATGGTTCTTTATGGGCACAAGGAATAGGAAACATATATCGTAAGTCATAAATAAATCTTAAATAAATAAAAATGAACACACAAAAAAATGTTAATCAAAGACTTTCTAAGCTATATACTCAAGATGCTAAGCAAGAACTATCCTCTGAAAAGATAGAGTTGGCTTTGGTAGATGACTTTGAGAAAAAGTTTGACAGATTAATGGATGACTCTGCTAGTATTGGAGGTCAATTAATAGATGCTTTATCTAAAGCTGAAAATAAATATAAGCAAGTTAAATCAGAAGCTAGTGCATTAGTAAAGATAGGAGATGACTTAGAGGCTAAAGCAAAAGACTTAGGTATTGATTTACCTAATACAGTTAAGAATAAGTTTCAAAGTGTAAAAGCTGAGATTAAAGAAGCTGATAAGTTAATTTCTAAAATTAGTCAGCTATATTCAGCTTTCTAAAAATGAAAATGCAAAATAATAATTATTAACCGTTATATAAATATGAAAAACCCATTAGAGATGCTAAAAGAAATTAAAAGCGTTCTAGGTTTGTCTGAGGAGGTACAAGTAGAGCAATCTATTGAGGAGACCAAGTTAGCACAAATGATCCTAGAGAATGGTACTATCATTGAAGCAGAAGAATTTGCTCCTGAATTTGAAGTATTTATCGTAACAGAGGAGGATAGAATTGCCTTACCTGTTGGAGAATATGCCTTAGAGGATGGAATGATTCTTGTTGTTGAAACAGAAGGTATCATCAAAGAGATTAAAGAACTAGCAGGAGAAGAAGTAGAAGAAGAAACTCCTGAGGTAGAAGTAGAAGCTGCAGAAGAATCTGAAAAAGAAGAATTAGGCTATGCTACTAAAGAAGAACTAGCTGAGGTTAAATCTATGATAGAGGAAATCAAAGCTATGATCAAGGATAAAGAGGATATGGCTGCACAAACTGCAGAAGTAGAAGCACAAGTAAAAGAGGAATTATCATCTACACCTGCATCTGCTCCATTGAAACACAATCCTGAGGGAAATGTTCAAACCAAGAAAGTAACATTTGGTAACAACAGACCACAATCTATCCAAGATAGAGTATTTGCAAGAATTTCTAACATTCAAAAATAAAATAAACTAAATAAAAATGGCTACAACAACCGACATTACTACAACTTTCGCAGGCTCGTTTGCAAATGAATATATTGCCGCTGCGTTATTATCAGGTGCTACATTAAACAATGGTGGTATCACAATCAAACCAAACGTAAAGTACAAAGAAGTAATCAAAAAAGTTGCTACTGATTCAAACGTAATCAAAGACGCATCTTGTGATTTTACTGATACTGCTACAGTTACTTTAACTGAGAGAATCCTACAACCTGAGGAATTTCAAGTAAATTTAGAATTGTGCAAAAAAGATTTTAGATCGGATTGGGAATCTGCTCAAATGGGTATGTCTACATACGACAACTTACCACCATCTTTCTCTGATTTCTTAGTTGCACACGTTGCAGGATTAGTTGCTGAGAAAACTGAAAACACTATTTGGAAAGGTGTTAATGCTAACGCAGGTGAATTTGATGGATTAGTTACTAAAATGACTGCTGATGCTGATGTAATTGATGTAGTAGGTACTGCAATTACTGCTGCTAACGTAATCACTGAGATGGGTAAAGTAGTAGATGCTATCCCTTCTGCATTATACGGAAAAGAAGATCTTTACTTATATGTATCTCAAAATGTTGCTAGAGCCTATGTTAGAGCATTAGGAGGATTCGCTGCTGCAGGATTAGGTGCAAACGGTGTAAACAATGAGGGAACTCAATGGTGGAACAACGGTGCATTATCTTTTGATGGTGTTAAAATCTTTGTTGCTAACGGATTAGCTGACAACTTTATGGTAGCTGCTGAGAAATCTAATTTATTCTTTGGAACAGGTTTACTTTCTGATCACAATGAAGTTAAGGTTTTAGATATGGGAGATCTTGATGGTTCTCAAAATGTGAGAGTAATAATGAGATTTACAAGTGGTGTTGAGTACGGTATCGGTTCTGATATTGTTCTTTATACTCCTGCATAATCATAAATAAACAATCTAAAGGGGTAGGTAAGTCCATATAAGACCTGCCTGCCCTTTTTTTATTAATCTAAAAAACTTAAAACATATGTCTTGTTCAATTACAAATGGTAGATCATTGCCTTGTAAGAGTGCAGTAGGTGGATTAAAAAACATCTACTTCTCAAACTATGATGCTGATATTGCTGCTTTAGTTCCTGCTGCAGGGGTTATTACCTTTGATAACACAGAGGAGTTCTACAAATACGAAATAAAAGGAAATTCTAGTTTAGAAACTACTATCACCTCATCTAGAGAGAATGGTACTACTTTCTATGAGTCTACTTTAAGTGCTACTTTCACTTACTTAGATTCTGCAACTCAAGAAGAAATCAAATTACTTGCTGCAGGGAGACCTCAAGTAGTAATAGAAGATTATAATAATAATTTCTTTTTAATGGGTAAAGAACACGGTGCTGAGGTATCAGGTGGTACTATTGTTACAGGTGCAGCTATGGGAGATCTTTCAGGATTCACCCTTACTTTAACTGCTCAGGAAACTGCTCCACCATTCTTTTCTGATGAGCCTGCTTTAGCTACTTATACTCCTATTGATCCAACACCAACTGTATAGTAACTAAAATATAGTTACAATATTTAAGACCCTGCCTTATGGTGGGGTTTTTTTTGTTATTTAATACAAAAAAGGAAAATTAATTCGTTATATATATATGAAACACTTAACCACAAGTACAGATCCTCAAACTTTACTTATAATTCCTAGATCTTATTCAGAGAGTGGAACATTAGTATTGAGAGATGATAGCACTAACACAGAGACAAGTGCTGAGGTTGTTTTAGGTAAGTCAGGAGAGTATATGAGCCTATCTCATTCATTTTCTCTTGTTGAAGGTAGATATTATGACTTTAGAATAGAAGTATCAGGAGATGTAATATACAAAGATAAGATATTCTGTACAGATCAAGATATAGACCAAAATACAAATGACTATTATACTGTAAATGAAGGAGACTATATTACAGATAATAGTTATGATAATGATTATATAGTAATATGACAAAAAGAGCAAATAATATAGTTAAGGCTATAAATAACAATCTGCAGAAAAATGTACAGAATAAAGTACATAATGATGTGAGAGTTGTTAATCTGAGTACTTATACTTCACCAAAAGTATCTGAGGTAAGAGGTAAAGACTATGTATCTTATGGTGCTGATAATAATTACTATCAATATCTTATAGATAGATACAATGGATCTCCCACCAATAACGCAATTATCAATGGGATTTCAGAGATGATTTTTGGTAAGGGATTAGATGCTACAGATTCTAATAAAAAGCCTGAGCAATATGCACAAATGAAAACCTTATTCACTAAGGAGTGTACTAGGAAACTAGCATATGATCTTAAATTGATGGGTAGTTGTGCTATGCAGGTGATCTATTCTAAAGACAGATCTAAGATTGTTCAAGTTGAGCATTTCCCTGTAGAAACTTTAAGAGCAGAAAAAGCTAATGAAGAAGGAGAAATAGAGGCTTACTACTATTTTAAGGATTGGTCTAAA